CAAAGTTGTCCTCTAATATGTCTCTTAAAACTATGCCTTTATCTTCTGGTTGCTTAATTCCTGGTATGTTAGTCCAATAGTATCTTTGCCTTGATTGAGCCGAGACTAACGAACTGTTAATAAAAGTTGGTTCTATTCCGAAAGGGATCTCTGGATAACACTCTGATACTTGCTCAGATATAACCTGTAAGAACTCTTTTTTCATTCTTACATTTTCTAACAAGAAGTATTTAGGCTTTATTTCTTTTAATAATCGTATGAACTCAAAGAACAATGCAGATCTAGGATCATCAAAAGCAAGCTGTTTTCCTGCAAAACTAAAACCCTGGCATGGAGAACCGGCTAATATTAAATCTGTTTCTTTGTAATCTTTTGGATCTAAGTTGCAGATATCCCCCACTTGCTCTATATCTGGATAGTTTGCTTGGCTAACCTGGATAGCATACTTATCTATTTCACTTGCATAATACTTTTCTACTGGTATGCCAAGCTGATCAAGTGCAATACGACCACAAGACATACCATCAAACAGACTTAGGACTTTCATATCATAGACTCTTGTCTATTATCTTCATCATAAAAGTATATAAGTTCGCCCTGGGGATCCATACTACCCATACCAACATTAATAATATGGTATTTCTTGTATGCTGATAGCACTGAATCAACTTTTTTATCGTTGTAATCATCTACAGCTTGTTCATAGGAAAGTCTCATCATTGTATAAAGATTGTTTGATTTACTCATTATTTTACCTCTCTTAGTTTCTTTATGTAATTTACTTTGTTACGCATACTAGACATTATACATAAATTAATATAATATACCAACTATACACATAGAGGAGTAAATTATGAGTAAAAAAGAAGTAAATGTGACTGACATCATTGATGAAATAATCAGCTACACAAACCCATCTAAGGAAGACTTAGAGAAACAAATAGAACAAGATAAGATCAATTACCTTGTTTGGCAATGTGGTGTTGCTATTAAAGAACTGCAATCAGCAGTTGACGAACTTAATAAATCTAAGGAGGCATCATGAGTGTAGATAAGAATGACAAACTCCGTGCTCGTTTATACGAGGATTTATTAGATGCAACTGAAAATGCACAAAACCTAGGAGTTCCAGAAATAGTATGGTTCGGGATCTCTTTTTTTACCCAAATGGCACTAGATTGTGCTCCAAGCGTAAAAGATGGCAGAAAGTTAGTTAAAGATGCTACTAGTAGCGTAAGGAAGGAAGCATCATGAAAGTACCAGATATGTTAGAGGACTATCCTCACAAACAGATTGGAGATGCACTTTACTTTCCAAACTTAGACAACCAGGCTTATCATAACGGTCCTGGTATATCTTCATCTAATATAAGAAGATTTAGTCAAAGTCAGCTTCATGCACTTGAAGAGGTTATTGAGCCAACTTCAGCTATGAACTTTGGATCTGCTGCTCATTCATTAATTGTAGAGGGAGAGGGTGCATTTTTTACTGATGTTGTATGTATAAATGGATCTCCTTATACCAATGCAAATAAATTATTAAAACAAGAAAGTCTTGCTAAAGGTTTGACTGTTATCAATGAAAAAGACAAAGATACTATTTACAGTATGAAAGGTAGCTTAGTTTCTGAATCTAGTGCTTATCTAAATCCAGACAAAGACTTTCCCCAGGTTTTAGATTCACCTTATGAAGTATCACTATATTGGTATGAACAAGGTTTGCTTTGTAAAACTAGAGCAGATGTTGTTTTAAATCCTTTTGATATGCCACAAGCAAACAACTCCGTAGTGCTTGTAGATTATAAGACTACTAGCGATTGTTCTGTCAGAGGCTTCACAAACTCTGTTAGACGATATTCTTATGATCTTCAAGCAGCATGGTATAAACGTGGCTTTGAAGCTGCTGGATTCCAAGTGCATGACTTTGTGTTTGTAGCACAGGAAAAGAAAGTACCCTTTGCAAACAAAGTATTTAAGATGAACCATACCGACATGGAAGTAGGTTGGAACTATCTAAGTGATTACTTAGAGGAGTACAACAAGGTATTAAATGGTCAACCAGCAACAATATATAACAGTCCTAATGTTGTAGATCTTGATACTGGTAATTTCTATAGAGAGGAATAATATGAGGTTTTGGAGAAAACTACACAACATAATAGATAAAGCCTGGAGACACACTCACGCTTCTATTATGTATTACTTTGATAGTCGTAAAAAAGAAGTGGATATTGATTGGTTAAATATGCACAACGATATAATGGAGGATAAAAAAAATGACAGATAATGTAAACCACCCGGCACACTACCGAACAGGATCCGTGGAATGTATAGATGCAATTAAGGCCGCTTTGTCCAGAGAAGAGTTTAAAGGCTATTTAAAAGCTGCAGCAATTAAGTACATTTGGAGAGAAGATCACAAAGGTAGAAACATTGAGGATCTTAAAAAGTCTGTATGGTATCTTAATCGTTTAATTAAAGAATTAGAGGAGCGATAATGGATATGAGCTTCTATGCCGTATTAGGCATACTGCTACTAATGATTTACGCTTTAGTACAAAACAAATAAAAAAGGGGCATAAAGCCCCTTAGTTTTATCCCTTAGATTAAAAAGGAGGGACCATTTCCTTTGGTGGACTCATTTCAGAATCAGCTTCTGGCAAATACAATCGGATCTTAGTCTTCTTAGTATTTACCACTCCATTGTCGCCTTCAAACTGATCTTCAATCTGTTCAGTCTTTAACACCAATCTTTTACCAACAAAGTCTCCATGGTTCTCTGGATACTTCTTAAAGCCAACAGCTTTCGTAAGCCTGGTAAATATCTCCGTGCTTATTCTTTTGTTGTCTTCGTTAGTAGCCCAAAGGTTATACCATTCATTATGATCACGATACTTACCGCCATCTAATTGGAATGTGACCTTCAGCGTATGATTACCTGCTTTAGACTTGTATTTGTCTGTAGCAATAACCTTTGCGTTATGTTCTCCATCTGGAGCAAGAGGGACACCACCACCTGATGATAGTTCCTCCAAGTTATCAAAAAATTCTACATCACCGAAATCAGACATTTGCTTCTCCTATATTGTCGTTAGTTAATGTAAACCCTAACTTCTCAATTAAGGCAGTTATGTTTGGCTTCTCAAAAGCCTCCAGCTTTCCACTACGATCTTTAGCTTTATAGCCTTGACCATACGTAGTTTGTAGCCATCTCGTTTGGACATTTTTACCGTCCTCATCTTGATCTTCAATGATGCGAAGTGCAAGAACTTCATCAAAGAAATATGTAATTGATTCGCCTAATTTAGTGCCGACCATTTTAGGAGCGTGTCTTAATACGCCATCATCATTAACCACATCTTCTTTACAAAGAAATAATACATGCATATTTAGATCTCTAAATGCACGCATTAAATTTGTCACAGATTCCTGGACATTACCGTATGCCATACGTGGATCTTTACTACGAGACTTCTCCCATGTAAGTAAGATCTCACTTATTTCTGATACTGAATCTAAACATACTGTATCGTATTGTAATGCTCCAGACTTCAAAGCATTGTGAAGTTCCATAACTTCTGATGCTTCTTTTACTTCAATAGCTTCAACATTGTTTGCATCTTTAATAGATAACAAACCAGCTTCAGCACTTATAACAAGTACCTTACCTGGTGCGGTTTTAGCTAATGTAGTTTTCCCTGCTCCAGCCATACCATATACCAAGATTTTTGCACCTTGGTTCTGTACTAACTTTTGCGGAGATACTATTCTATTTTGTATTTCCATATCTACTTCTCCTGTAGTAATAAATTTAACTTGCATATTATATAACAGATAAGTACAATATGTAAAATGTTATTTTAACATAATGTTGAAAAGGAGAAGTAAATGGACAACATCAATAAAGAAGACCAAACCTGGCAAGCGAATTATTATTTTAGAACAAAGACACTAGCAACAAGAAAACTAAAGGAATTTGAAACTATGGGAATCAAACCAAACCACACCGATAGGAGGGTTAAAAAATATTCACTTAGAGATTATATAGAATTTTTAGGACAAGCAAAAGCTGCGGCAGAGTTTGATTGTTCTGAAGCATCATGTAAGTCTTGGAGATACGGATATAGACAACCAACTATTAATCAAGCAAAAAAAATTATACGAGCAACTGAAGGTCGTTTAGATTATGAGTCTATTTATGGACCCATATCTGAAATACTAGACACAGAAGCTTAAAGTGTTTCAGCTTAATATAACCGAGGACGACACATCCTTGGAGCAAGCACTTGCCTATTATGATGAAGGCTATAATGTTGTACCTCTGCAAAGATCCAACAAAAAGCCACCATCTTTTCTAGGTAGCTGGGAGCAATACAAACAGTCAAGACCTGAAAGAAGCCTTGTAGAATCATGGTTTAAGGGCAGAGACAACTTACAGGTTGCACTTGTCTGTGGTAAGTTTGTGGTCGTTGATGCTGACTCTCCAGAGGCTATGGACTGGGTAGAAAAGAATATGCCTGCTTGTCCATTTAAAGTTATTACTGGTAAAGGTATGCATTACTATTATAACAATCCAGAGAACTACACTACCTTTGCTACAAGAAGAACTAACGACACTCCCATTGAAAGACTCATAGATATCAGAGGGGTTGGTGGATTAATAATTGCACCTTGGAACAGACATGCAAACGGACAAGTATATAAACCTGTCACCTTCCCGGACTGGAAGATCTATGACCACAATGATTTACCAGACTTTACAGAGGTTGAGTTTCAAAAGATAACTGGCGTACCAAAGACAGATACAGGAGTTCAAACTGCACCCTTCTCATTAGATGGTGTGTTAGAAGGATCCAGGAATGATGGAGCTGCAAGAATTGCAGGCTACCTGATATCTAAAAATGTCAATACAGAATTTGTAAAGATCTTTCTACAAAACTGGAACAAAAATAACAATCCACCCTTACCACAAACAGAGATAGATGGCGTAGTAGAGAGCGTCAAAAGTACACACGATAGAAAAAATAAGATAGCACCATTATTTATACAAGCCACAGAAACCATACAAAAACCAAAAGATCTATTTAATCCTCCAGGCCTTCTTAAAGACATGTTTAAGTTTTGTGAAGAGATAGCACAAGTACCTCAACCAGAGCTATCACTTGTTGGTGCATTAGCATTAACCAGTGTCACCTGTGGTCGTATTTATAGAACCAACATGAATAACTTTTCATCTATGTATTTCATGGGTATAGCTAAGTCAGGTCAGGGTAAAGAAAACATTAAAACATTTGTAGAGTCAGTCTTGAATGCTTCAGACCATGACAAGCTCGTAGTAGGAGATGGTTATACATCTAGTGGTGCTGTGCATTCGGTATTAAAGATGCGACCAACACAGATAACCATAATGGATGAATTTGGTAAAAGATTAGAAGCCATAAGTAATTCAGGTAATACCAATAAAGAAGATGGCATACAAACACTTATGGAAGCCTGGGGTCGTTGTCATGGTACTTTGCGACCAGATAACTATTCACTTATGAATGTCCAAGAACAATACAAAGAACAGATGATGAGCCGTGTTACCCACAAACCAGCAATAACATTGGTTGGCTTATCAGTACCTAAGAATTTTTACAGTGCGTTAAATGGTGGCAGGATTGCAGACGGGTTCCTAAACCGTTTTGTAGTCGTTGAATCTACAGAGCCAAGGAGAGTGGGTGAACTCAAAAGATTCAAAACGCCACCAACCTCTATTGTCAACTGGGTAAACTATGTTAGAAGACAAAGAGGAACTATGAGTGATCTATCTAGGGATAATGCAGAGTTAGATCTTGATCAGATTATTTTAAATTTTGATAGGGAGTCAGAAGAAATCTTACAAGACTTTGCTAGAGAGATAGTTAAACGACAAGATATACTTGAAAAAGATAACCTAGAGCCTCTTCTAAGCCGTTCTAAAGAAAAAGCTATGCGTATGGCATTGTTATGTACTTTAGCAACTAATGCTGATGCTATGACCATTACAGGAGATGTGACACGTTGGGCTGTAGATTTTATTAGATACTATGACTTATTGTTTATAGAAGCATGTAGAGACAAGGTGGCTAGTAGTGCAACCGAGTCTAAGATTAAACAGGTACTATCATTTATTAGATCCAGGAATGGCGAGGGCATATCTAAACGAGAAGTAGATAGACACGAACTATTTAGAAGTATGAAGTCTTATGAAGTAAAAGAGATTATTGAAAGGCTTAAGAACGCAGGAGAGATACAAGAGGTTGAGATTAAAGTCGGTGGCAAAGGCAGACCAGCTAAAAGGTTTGTAGCTGTAGACCCTACCTTCTTTGAAGATAATTAAATTACAGGTCTACCTGCAACCTGTTCTGCAAAGTCTAATCTTTCTTGCGATAAAGGATCTGTTGGTGTCTGCGTAGGCTGAACATTTGGTAGTTGTGGTAATTGCTTAATTGGTGCAGTAACTTGATTTCTAAGTTGTTGGAACATGTTTAGACCTTGATTAGCTTGTCCCTGAACATCATCACCAGTAATACCGATAGCTGTTGCACCAGTTCCTAAACTTTTTTCTAGCAAAGTATTTGCACCTTCTGCAAATGGAACAAGCTCACCATCTACATACCTTAAACCAGCTTGTCTAGCTGCTGTGTTAAATAGTTTTATTGCTTGTGCAATAGATCCTTGATCTGTTTTTGACATTAAACTTACAAAAGTTCTATTAGTGAATAAAGCTCTTACTAAAGCTAAACTTGTCAAAACAGGCAAAGTTGATAATGGAGCAAAAACAATACTTGCAGCAATACCAGCCGCTATTAGACCACCAGCACCTCCGCTTCTACCAGATTCACCTATGGTCAATACATCCACTTCTTTTTGAAAGTTTCTCAAACCTTTGGCTATATCTCTGCCAAACATAGCTTCTAGAGTTTCATCACCATAAGTATCTAATGCTGTTTTAAGATTTTGATGTTTAAATAAATCGGTAATCTTACCTTTGCCATTAAAATCTATAGATTTAGCTAAGAGTTTTTGCATACTAGCTTGTTGAATACTGTTAAATACTTCTGGAGTATCTTTTAGTGTTTCTTTAAGTAATCTAATATTTTCAGCAGAGCCGGGTCTAAATATTTTATTAACTGTTTCTTCTACACCTGCTTGTGGTAATTGTGATATAGCTCTATTAGCTTCAAATCTAGCTCTTTCTTCTGAAGCTTTTGCTAAATCTTCTAAACCACTAATAAAGGCTCTACCCTGTGCTTCAGCGTTAAGACCCTGACTTGCATTTTTTACAGTAAAGTTATTAACTAAATTTTTTAGTGCTTGAGGTTTTAAGTTAGGCTTAATCATATTTAATTGATTAATAGTCTGTAATACACGTGTACCTGATTGTTGTCCTGTTGCTGAGTTGGTGAATAAAGAGTCAAATTTACCTGCATTTTCCATATCAAATTTCAACATTGATCTTGCAAACTGTGTGAAATCTACATCTGTCAAACCATCTTTTGTTGCACTTTGAAAGGCATCTGCAAATAATCTGTTTTTTAATTGTGCTTTTAATGAATTTTCGGTGGTAATCTTTTCACCAGCCTCATTTAACTTAGTCTTACCAGTTTTTTCTAGATACTCATCATACTCACGCAAACCTTTAAATATGTTGTTTAGTTGCGTATTACTGCCTTTTAGTATTGCTTCTGAATAAACCTTATCTGCATTTATAGATCCTTTTCTAGCATTAGAAATAAGTTTATCCATTTCTATACTGTCAAATGGTTGCATTCTTTCAAAGTGTAGTTTGTTAGCTTCTCTTAAGTCGTCTACTGCTCTTTTTATTACTTTGACATCTTTAGGCATTAATCTGTAACCAGAGTTTGCTAATGCTTGAGATATTACTTTATTACCATCTTGTGCAAGTTCAGTAAGTATGCTGTCACCATTATTAAGACTTACACCATTTTTCATGTTGTAGTCATCAAGAGTTCTCATAACATCTGTAAGTAATTTTCTTTCGTGTGATGATCCAATAACCTCTGTGGTGAAGTCTCTTATGTTGCTAATATCATTTCTTATTTCTTGTAGATTAATACCAGGAGCATCACCGTCAACAGCTTCCTTAGCTCTCCTAGACATATTTGCTAATATCCCATCTAATTGTTCTACAAGACCACCAGATATTTCTTGTCCTGGTTGTTTTAATTTCCAAAAATTACCACTGTCTTTGTAAGATGCAACAAGATCTTGTGCAACTCTAACATGTTTAAGAATTACTCCATTGATAGCTTTATTTATAATTCTTGCCTTGTTGGCTTCTGTTTCTGTTTTAGGACCTGTAAATACTGGATTGCCACGATTATCTATTGTTACATTATCTGGGCTTGCTATGTCTAAAAACTTTTGATCTACAGCTCTGTATCTTTGTCCACTAGCCTTTGTAACTGCTCCCCTTGCAGAGCTTAAGGTATCTTTGAGTGTCTCACCAAAAGCAAACCTAGAAGGTACATTGCCATAGTTACTAACTTCTAGTACATCAGCACCTATGTCTTTTAATAATTTTTGTAAAGCAGTGGTAACATCTTGCTCATCAAGTCTTAGTTTTTGTAGTGCAGCATTTACTGATTCATCTAAACCTTCTTTTGATGACTCGGACATATATGAGTTAAGTGCAGCTCTTTCTTTTTTTATACCAGATAAAATATAGTCTAATTCAGCTCTAAGTACAGCAGCATTGGCTACATCTCTGTTATTACCTATAACTTGTTCAGCAAACTGTTGGTACTTACCAGGCAACATTCTACCCAAAGTTGTTTGTGATGGTATAGCACCACGAGCAAAAGCATAATCAAATTTCTTTACCTGTCCTTTTTTCATAGCTTTCTTAATTTCTTTTTCAGTTGCTTCTCTGCCAAGACTCTCATCAAGCTTTTGCACATCATCCCAACTTCTATTTTTTGATAGCTGGTATACTATTCTTTGATTCTCTATTGGTGCTCTTTTACCCAAAAACATTCTGTAAACTTTTGCTGGAAGTTCGCCAAAAATACCTTGACCTACAGAGCCAATAATAAATTCTTCTTGAAGTAGATCTGTTATTTCATCACGATCTTGTAACTGAAATCCCTCTAAAGTATCTAAATATTCTTCACCACCTTTTCCTATAGCAGAAGCACCACCAGCTACAAAAGTATTTGCTAGTGGTTTTCTCCCACCAAATAAAGAAGTAAATGCTTTTAATATTTTAGTTTGTGGCATAAATGCTAATACGGTTGAAGCTACTGGCCCAGCTATGCCACTTAAGTCTGCGGCATCCCCTGTTTTTAGGTTGAAGCTATTTTCATCAATAATAGTATTTAGATTAATAGTTGAGCCATCTTGTAATTTTCTTTGTTGAACAGGTTGTCCTAGTAACTCTAAACCATAAGGTGTCAAAGCAATTTGACCTTTAGTATTTCTGACATAACCAGCAGTACCAACCGCATTTTCCATTATGTCTTCTTGTTCAGAAGGAGATTTTGATTTTTTTACTTTAGAAAAAAGTTGATCTAAAACTTCATTTTCTTCCGTCATTTTTTCAGCTCTACCAAGTTTTTGTCTTAAGTCTTGCAGATTAACACCAGTTTCATAATCAAAGTAAAGTTCATCATAAAATGGTGATACAGCACCTTTAGCTATTTCTGCTCTTACTTTTTTTCTTGCTTCGTCTTCTGTCTGTGCGTCCATTATTTGCGACACACCTGGAGCTATATTGACTCTATATCTTGGCATTATGTACCAGGCTTACGAAGATTAATATCAGTAATAGATTGTGATCCAGCTCCGATTGGTTGACCTCCAAAAGTAGCTCTTGCAGATGCTGATTGGGAAGCATAAGGATCAATTCCAAGTATAGATTTTAAACTTGGTAACATGTCTGTGTAGAAACGCTGTCCATAAGATCCTTGTGCTAGTAAAAAGTCACTATTTGTTTGTATGTTGCTATATCTTTCAGCGTTATTTGCAGCTAAACCACGTCTTGATTCTTTTAGTTTACCTAAAACTGAACTTACACTTTCAAATACAGATAAGTCACCAAACACTCTTTCTATTATTTCCCTATCCTTATCTGAT